ATCTGAACAGGACGTAGACGGCGAGGAGCGCCAGCATCGCCAGGCCGGTAATCGTGATCACTTGAGATCTTCCCTACTGGGCTGCCGCGGCGAGCGCGTCCTTCTCGTCCATGCACTCGTTCCACACCGGGCACTTGTCGCACTCGTCCTTCGTGTCGACGTCGACGCCGAACACGTACCCCGACGGGCACTCGCCGGCGTCGCCGCCCCGAGACCGGGCGGGAGCCGCGCGGGAGGGATCGCCCGATGCCGGGCGTCGCGTGGTCGCCGCGGTTGCCGCGGGCGACGGTTCCATCGGCGCGGGTGAGGCCGGGCGGCGATCGTGCGCTAGCGGCCCAGGTCCACCTGCGGCGCCATCTTGATCTAGCTCGGGATCGGGCTGCTCGGGCTCGGTTGCCGTGCTCCCCGACCGCCGCCTCAGGACGGTGGGCGCGTCGGACTTCGGACGAGTTATCGACCCGCTCGGCTCCCGAACGCCGCCGCGAGGCGGATGCGAGTCCTCGACGTCCTCCTCCACGTCCTCGGTCGCGAAGAACAGGCGCTCGACCTCGCGGTAGTCCTTGACGTCGATCACCTCGTCGAGCGAGGTGAGCCCGCCAATCAGCTTCTCGTCGTAGGCATACTTGCGCGGCTCGAAGTCGATGCGGCTGGCCTTCGCGAACGAGGTCCGCTCGATCTTCTCATCCGAGAACCTGATGCGCAGGGTCAGGCCATTCTCCAGATCGGGGAAGTCCTCGAAGGCCTCATCCTCACCAAACTCGTCATTCAACATGTCTTGAAAACAGAACTGGCTGATGTCCCACAGATGCGGCTTCTTCTCGTACTTCCCGTCGCCCTGGGGGACGACGTAGTACAGGTTGCGGTCGGACGGCCTCAGGGACGAGACGACCGGATCCTTCCAGTCCCTCTTATCTTCCTTGACTAACTTCTCGCGATAGTCGCAGATCGGGCACCTCTTCCCGATGCTAGTCGGACACACTACCGCGACGTTGCGCACGCCGATCGACCGGTGCAGCTTGTAGGGGCGCCGATACCACAGCGAGCCCTCGACCGCGATGTCGCGCTCCTCGTCGCGGTCGGGGTGGCGCGCGTCGGTCACGCAGTACGGCAATATATCCAGCGCGGCCCGGCCCCCCGCGTCCTCCTTGAACATGTTGATGCCGCGCGGCAGCATCAGGTGACCGGTATTGGACGCCTTGCTCCGCTGCTGCGTCGAGTTGTGCGACACCTTGCCCCGAAATGATCCCCTCCTGCTGGTACCCTTACTCATCTGTCCTCTCCTCTTCTTCTCGACCTGATGTACGACCCGATGCCGGCGAACCATCCGGCTCCCGCAAACTTGCAGACGAAGTAGGCGTAGGGTGGACCCACGAACAAGACCAGCACCAGCACGACGACGATCCACCAGTCCACACACCTATCTCCTGCGTCTCATCGTCGGATTGGTCGGATCCAGCGGCGGAGGGGGAATGCGCATCTCGGTGCGAGGCAGCGCGCTGGCAGGCCGGACACTCCCGGTAATCTCCCACCTCCGCTGCGCGTCCAGGTCCACGTGCTCCGGACCCACCGGCACGCTGATCGACCCTCCTATTGCGCCGGCCGGCTTGCCGATCCTGACCTTCGCCTGCGCCTCCCGATCGCGCTTGGCGCGCTCCTCGGCCAGGTTGCGCGGCACGGACGGACCGGAGAAGTACGACTGGCCGTGAAGCTGCACCAGCCGCTCCAGCGCCGACTTCCGCTGGTCGAAGGCGCGCGCCGTCCCCTTGGCCACGCCGTGCTCGTACTTCGCGTCGATGTGCTCGCGGCTGGCCGCCTGGAACTGCGGGTGCACCTGGATGGCAGCCTTGATGCTATCCTCGGTAATACCACGCGAGCCGGCGGTTACGCCGTACTGCGCCGGATCGGCGCGGACGGCGCGCTCGATCGTCGCGCGCACGAAGTCCAGGTTCTCCTTCGCGAGGTCCTCCGCCCTGGCCGCCTCGGCCTCGATCCTGCAGTACTCCTTCATGAGCTTCGGCTGATCGAGCCACTCCACGTCGAGGGAGTCGCAGTCGATCTCGATGTCCTCCTCGTAGCTCATCGGCTATTCAACCACCCTTCAGGATCGTGTAGCAGGCGTGCCTCAGACCGAACTTGCCGCTGCTAAAGAACGGCTCGACCATCTGGTCTATTATACCCATCGCGAGGTCGTCCTCGCCGCGCAGCAGGATGGCCCAGCAGTATCCCAACACGCCCTGACGAACGGCCTCCACGTCGTCGCTCTCGATCCGATCCAGGATCACGGAGACCGCCTTCCAGCCAGTTCTCTGATACAGGGCGCGCGCCAGGCTGTCGACCTTATCCCTGACTGCCTCGTACTCGGCGACCACCGCGTCCCTGTCCTCGGGAGCGGCGGCGAGGACGCTCTCCAGGAGCTGGATCGCGGCGCGCGGCTTGCCCTCCGCCTTCTCGCATATCAGGGCGAGCAGGGGCCGCGGCAAGCGCTCCCCCTCGCCCCTGGCCACCTTGTGCAGCAGGGCGACCATGTGCTGCTCGGACAGCGGCGCCACCCTGTGGGTCGAGCACCGGCTCCGGATCGTCTCCTTCAGGGATTCCGGCTCCGTCGTGCACAGCACGAAGTAGGCGTGGGGCGGCGGCTCCTCCAGGAGCTTGAGAAGCGCGTCCTGGGGCAGCTTGGGGAGCCCGTGGACCTCGTCGAGCAGCCAGCACCTCCGAGCGGCGTGCAGTCCCACGTAGCTGGCCCCGTCCTCGAGTTCCCTGATCGTGTCAATGCCGCGAAATTTGGCGTTGTTGAGCTCGCGATAGTCGCCGGTCTGCGCCAGGACGTCCTCGCGGTGAACGCCGAGGGCCAGCGCGACGATCCGGCCCAGAGTAGTCTTGCCGCAGCCCGGGGGGCCGGTCAGCAGAAAGGCGTGGGGCGGCTCGGGGAGGGCCGTCAGGGCCGCCAGGTTCCTAACGACCTCGTCGTTGCCCGCGATCTCGTCGAAGCTGGTGGGCCGGACGCGCTCGGGGAGGCTCATCCTAACTACACCCTCTTCTTCTCAGACAACCGCACGCAACTTCTCGATTCGCTCGTTCAGGTCGGACAGCCGGGGGGCCGGCAGCGCACCGGACTCGGCCAGGACCTCGTGCGGGAAGAACGCGTAGCCCTCCGGCCACTCGGCGGCGAGGCTCTCCACGGTCGAGAACGCCGACAGGGTCGCGGTGACCTGAGTCCTCAGGAGACGAAGCTCCTCCATCAGATCGGCCCGGAGTGCGTACCGCTCGTAGACCTCGTCGCAGAGGTCGCAGAGGTCACTCAGAACCCACGGAACCTGGAACGAGTTCGGCAGCGGAGCCGCGTCGGTCAGCTTCAGGTGCACGTCGCTGCGGCTGAACTCGTCGTACTCGTTGCGTCGAATGTAAACCATGCGAGGCCTGGGCATCTGGATCCTGACCTGGTAGTCGAGGAGGATCTCCTGATGCCACATTAGCCACCCGTCGGGGAGCGCGCGGCAGCGGTCGAAGACGTCCTTGCCGTAGCGGGCGATCGTCAGCCTCAGGGCCAGCGCCCGCTCGGCGCGCTCGAACGATGCCTCGCGCGGCGCCCGCACCGACGAGACGACGCGACTCGCGATGATCCGCCTCGTCTCTACCTTAAGTCTGGTCATCATCCAAATACCGCGACTGCGCAGAGCATCGAAAATAACAACCCACAGATGAAACCGACCGCGATGCCGGCCAGAAAGACGTCATTCTTGAGACGAACTTCGCCGATCTCCGAGCGACCGAGATAGTTGCCGTTTTCGTCGTATCGATAATTCAGATTAGTCATCATCCACCACCCTCATGCTAGCCCAGCTCCCGTCGACCTCGCTCACCTTCGCCTCGACGCGCAGCGGCACGATGATCCACGACCAGGTGCGCGGCAGCTCCTCCGCGGCGATGAGCCGAACCATCTCTACCAGCTCCGGCACCTCGGCGGGCGGCGCGTCGATGAGCAGCGAGTCGTGGACCTGGCTGACCACCCTGGCCACCCGGCTCCGGATGCGTCGGACCACCAGGGTCAGGGTCCGCAGGAGCAGGTGAAACGCGGGACCCTGGACGGGATAGTTCACCGCCTCGTTCCTCTCCATCGCACCGCCGCACACGAACCCGGTCTTCATCCGGAAGCTGCCCCTCCGCTGATATCTGGCGTACCAATCCTTCCGCCACCTGGAATATACCGGGAACCGCTCGTTCCACAGCCAGTCCTCTACCTTCCTCACGTGCTCGGTAAAGTCCACCAGGCCGCGGACGTCGTGCCGCCGCAGGTGCCGAGCTATCGGCACCCCGTCGAGCGGGGCTCCGTCGCCGTCGGTCCAGTCGCCGATGCGCGGCAGCTTGCACCAGCCGCACGCGATACCGGGGGCGCAACTCTCGTAGTAGTCGCCGTAGAACTCTGGGAAGATGAAGGCGTTCTTGCCGGCCTGTCGCAGCACGGACGTGAACCCATCCATCCTCTTCAGGTCGGGTATGCTGTACCGCTCCAGGAAGAATAACTTCTTGGCCGCGTCGGAGTGCATGTCCGCCGCCGGGTCGCGGAGGTACTCCAGCATCGTCGGGTCCCTGTGGTAGCACGCCGCCACGCCAACCTCTACGCCCGAGAAGTCTATCTCCAGGATCACGTTGCCCGTCGACGGCACGATCGCGCGCCGGCAGACGTCCATCTGCTCCCTGTCGCGTACCGGGACGTTCTGGAGGTTGGGCTTAACGCTGGACGAGCGGTAGGTGACTACCGTGTGCAGGCTGAACGTGGGATAGAGGCACCCGTCGATCTGGAACCGGACGAACTGCCCGAGGACGTCGGACATCTTCTTGAGGCTCCTCAGGCGGAGCAGGTGACTGATCCCGTCCACCTCCGTCTGCAGGAGCGACTCCTCGTCCACGCTGTCCTGACCGGACGCGGTCTGCTTGAACGGCTTGACCCCGAGATCGGCGTAGAGGACGGCCTGGAGCTGCGGCCCGCTGCCGAAGTTCGCGTCGCCGTCGAAGCGCGCCAGCCAGGCTCGGCCCAGCTCACTGGACCACAGGCGCCGCTCGGACCGACTGCTCTGCTCGACGACCCAGGCGAGCTTCTCGCGGCAGTACTCGACGTCGATGCGGACGCCGGCGCGCTCGACCTCGGAGAGGGCCAGGGCGCCGTCGTGGAGCAGCTGGTAGGCGTCGAGGAGGCTATCCATCGTCCTTCGGCATCACGTTAATCGAGTCGATCCCGATCGACTCGATCCCCGTCTCATCGTCAAAGTACAACAGGGTCATCCGAGGCGTGCGGCGCTCCCTCCTGTCCTCCTCGGTCGGCCTCTCCACCTCGACGTGCCAGCCATGGTCCGAACATCACGAGACATCCTCGACGCTTAGTACCCTCACGGTACCGACCGGAATCGTTCCGTACTTGCTGTATCTGGCGTGAAGCTCTGTGCCACGACTGCGAAGGAGTTCCTCGATGAGGCGACGCTTCGCGGCGTCGTCCATCCAGAGCCGATCGTCGTAGTCCAACTCGATCTCAAGACGCAGCTTCACCGATGATCTCCCTCTGCCTCATCGCCAGTCGGAAGGCCACCAGCGAGTCGATGCCGCAGTAGACCAGGCACTCCTCCTCACCGTAGCGCTCGATGAACTCCCAGATGCGGTTGGGCGCCGACGGATCCCTCGCGTCGGCGGACTCCAGGTACGGGGAGATCAGGTCCTCCCAGCTCCGGATGCCGAACGTCAGGAACGCCTGGAGCTTGAGGGCGCAGATCCCCACCCGGTTGTCCACAACGTGCGCCGCGAGCATCGGATCCCACGCCCAGTTGATCTCCTCGACCCCGAAGTGCTCGATCGTCCACTCGTTCTCGAACTTCATGTGGTGGGAGATCTTGCCGACGTTCGGGTCGGACATCAGCTTGGCCCAGGCGCCGGGAATCGGCCCCGAATCGGGCATCATGAACGCGCGGGCCCGGTCGGCCGAGGTCGCGAACGAGACGCACACGATCTCGTGCAGGGAGGCTCGCAATCCGGTCGTCTCGTAGTCGTACGACATCAGCTCGGCCTCGTGGGCGAGGTAGATCGCGCGCAGGATGTCGACCTCGACGCTGAGCACCTCGACCTTGCTCCTCAGGTCCTCCGGGGGCGGGATGCCGACGTCGAGGAGGCCGACGGCGCGGCGGACGTCCTGGCGCCACACGGTATCGACCTCGGCGCGCTTCTCCTCCCGGAGGACGTAGGACGAGTGATAGGTGGGACAGACCCAGGCACCCCACTCGGGCACCGGAATGGTGAACCCGCGCCACCTGCCGACCGGCGGGGCCTTCTTCCTGCCGGAGGACGCCCCGAGTGCCTCGGGGCACAGCGGCCCCAGCACGCTGGCGACGGCCGATCCGCCCATCAGCAGGATAACCCGGGGCGCGTACCGCTCGACGGCGGGGCTAACGATTCTGACCCGGCAGCAGGCCACCTCGTGGCCGGTCGGCGTGCGGTTGGACGGCGGGCGGCAGTTCACGGCGTTGAGCGAGACGCAGTCGCGATCCAGGTCGAGGCCGAGGTCGTCGAGCGCGTCCCTCAGGAGGCGACCGGCGCGGCCAACCCACGGCCTGCCCCTCTCGTCCTCGGTCTCGCCGGGTCCCTCGCCGACGACCATGACGCGCCGCCGGTTCTCGCCGTGGGGCGGCATGCGAGGAGTCAGGACGTCCTTGTACAGCCCGCAGGAGACGCAGGACAGCGTGCGGCCGGGTTCCGGCGCGGCTGGGTCGGCTCTCAGGTCGAATAGTGGACGGACGCTCACGCGTCGGCGGCAGCCTCTGCTTTCCGGCGTCGCGTGCTGGGCTTGGGATCGGGGGCTGGCTTAGGGCCAGTGGCCGACATCCTCGACGCCTCCTTCAGCGCGACGACGTGCTCCCAGTCCTTCCCGCTGAACTTCACGCTCCGCTCGCCGAGCACGCACCGCGTCCCGGACTCCAGGGCGGAGGCGAGGAACTTCGGGTGGATCGAGAACTCCGCCGCCTCGGCGGCGCCCTCGCACCTGACGACCTCGGAGAACCTGGCGCCGTCGCACTGCGCCGACACGGTGACCTGGTTGGGCCTCATCGATACCAGGACCACCTCGTCTGCCGCGCGGTCGCGGCGCGCGAAGATCCGCGCCCGCTCGAGGGCGTCGGACAGCGCGTCGGTCAGCTCTACCTCCTTGCCGGACACGTCGTAGATCGACGCGAGGTCTGGGAACGCGCCGGCCATCGACCTGGCGCACAGCGTGGTACCGGCATCGGTCTCGAACCGGGCCCACTCGCCACCGTCGGACAGCGCCACGCGCTTGACCGGATAGTCGACCAGCACCTCGACCTGGGAGAGCGGCAGCATCAGCCTGGGGAGATCCCAGGCTCCGGTGGAGACGTCGCCGCAGTGGACGCGGCTGGCGCGGTAGGAGTCGCTGCTCTGCATCCAGCCTCCCTCGACCAGGACGCAGGTCAGCGTCGGTCGGCTCACCTCCCTGGCGCAACTCGTGCTCGCCCACCTCAGCTGGTCGACGAAGGTGTCCGGCAGGTCGACCAGCTCGCCGGTCACGTCGACCGAGTCGATCGGCAGGGTCACCGGCAGGGCGTCGAACGACGCCCTGCTGCGGCCGGCGCGCAGGTTGATCTTGTCCCCGTCGACGGCCAGGTCGACGACCTCGGAGTCCAGCTTATCCAGCAGGTCGCACAGGCGACGCCCGTCGAGCGCCCCCTCAAGATCGAGGGCTCCAGGTAGGGGATGACTTATCATCACGGCGTCGTTGAACGCCACCACCCTCCCACCGACGAACGCGATCATGTTCGCCTGGTCGAAGATCTCCCTCTTGGCCATTGCCGGCAGTACCATCTCGATCGCCGACAGCAGCGCTTCCCTCTGCACTTCCATTCATACCCTCCGACTTGGGATACCGCGAGGCGCGGCCGTCGCGAACCAGCTCCATTCCGTACTCGGGATCGGCGACCACGGGTGGGTCGGCACTCGGTCTCAGCCGATTGAGGCTATACCGGGAGTAGTCCACCTCGTGGTGCCACCTATTATACCGCCACACGCGCTTGGCGACGTCCGGGTGCTGCTCGACCAGGCTCTCGGCGAACGCGCGACGCTTGACCCAACCTTCAGTGTTGTACACCGTGTCGGTGTTGCCGCCCCCCATCGTCAGCGTCGGGGCCTTGTCGCCCAGGAAGGCGTTGAACAGGACCGTACACCAGCCGTCCTTCAGCGCTCGCAGGCAGATGTCCGTGTCCTCGTTGTAGCGGCCGCGCCAGCGGTAGGGCAGCGAGTTGTTGACCAGGATCATCGAGTAGACGCGAGTATTCAGGTAGTATGGAGGCCAACAGTCCTGCCGGTCCTTTACCAGATACATGTAGTTGAGCCCGGAGAACGCGACATTCTCGTATCGGTCGGTGAAGTCCTCCGCGGCGCAGAAGATCGCCCCGTCAGCGACCGGAATGCGGCGGTTGCGGTGCATCCGCAGGAAACCCCTGACGTTGTCGTCGATGACCCAGTGACGCGCGTGGCCCTCGGCCAGGGAGTGCTTCCATATCCAATTGCGCGCTGGGATCGACCCGGTGTTGCGCACGCTGTAGTCCCGGGGCAGGACGAGGAGCCTGTCCTCGCCGAGCGCGCGGGCGTAGTCGGCGCGCTGCGCGGGCTCGACGACGACGCGGTGGGGTACCCCGATGGCCTCCAGGGCGAGGGCGGTCCGGGGATCCTCCCAGCGTCCCACGGATGGAACGTACACCGGATAGCGCGGCAGATGAACTCCGCGACTCCTCCAGATTACCTCGCGCGGTGCCACGTAGCCGGCGTCGGGTCCACCGAACCACATGGAGTCCGTCTGCTCAGTTATCCTGCTGCCGACACCGTTGGTCCAGACGGCGTTCCCCAGCAGCGCCGCGAACTTCTCCACGTCCTCCCGCGAGCGAAAGCATACGACGATCTTCTGGAGGGCATCCGTGTCGCCCATCTCGAAGGACGGCATGCCCGCCCACACCTCCTCCCACCGGAGTGGGACCAGGTCCTTCGGGGAAGATCCTTCCGAGGTCAACAACAGGGGACCCCATTCTCCCACGCCGTCCCTCTCCCTCAGGGGGAGAAGATCGTCGGGGGGCGGCCGCCTCCTGATCACGGGAACAGGCGCCGGGGGCCGTCGCTGACGAACCTGCCCACGCCGGGGTCGTCGTCCAGCGAGCGCTCGGCCTGCCCGTCCCAGAAGCTGGCCACCTGGTCATCCTTCCAGTGCTTGAAGTCACACCGCGAGAACGTGATGTTGCACTTGGCGCAGGCGTAGTCGGTGTCCGCCCGGTTCTTCAGGCGCAGGCGCCGCCGGACCAGCTGCATCTCGCGCCCGTACCAGAACCTCCTGAACCCCTCGACGCCGTCGAGGACGGTGCCGAACCGGCCCGCCGAGACGTGCATCCCGTCCTGACAGCACAGGAGGTACTCGCCCGACGCCGCGACGGTCACGTACAGGAACGGCTGGTTGCAGCGCCGCGTCAGCGGCTCGAGGAGAGGCCTCATGCCGAACTCCTTGCCGGCCTCCCAGTCCAGGTTGCCGTACCAGTTGCCGAGCAGGCCGGCGCGATACCGCGACTTAGGCCAGTCCTCCGGCTGGTTCATCAGCACAATGAACTTAGCGTCCGGCCCGTAGTACATCCACGGCGTAGGGGCGCCCGGCGTCGGCGTGTAGTAGTGGTAGAACGGATACCCGCTGGCCTCGGCCAGCCGCTCGAAGCGCCCGGGCGGGCCGTACTGATCCGTATAGACGACGTTGGCCCCGGCGTCGAGCAGGCCCTCGTAGGTGACCTGCTTCGCCAGGAGCCGCGTGCCGTTGGTGGTGATCTGGATCTGGGCCCGGGGGGCCAGCTCGCGGGCGACCGCGAGCCACTCGGTCAGGTGCGGGTGGAGAGTCGGCTCGCCGACCACGCCGCACACGTCGACGCGAACGGTGGGCGAGACCGCGTTCATCGTCGCGAAGGTCGCGCGCCAGGTCGCCTCGCTCATCATCGACTTGTCCTCTTCCTCGATGAGCTTGGCGCAGCAGTGGCCGCAGGCCAGGTTGCAGCCGAACGACGGCTCGATTACCCAGACGTGGGGTGACGTGCTGCCCAGCGGCTTGTCCCTCTTCGTCCGCGCGATCTTGGGCCACTCGCGCGTACCCTGCGCTCGCGGCGGCGCCGGCGTAGGCAGCAATCCGTCCATCGCACTGAACCCTCTCGTTTGAGAACTCGATAACTTACCCAGATCAAGGCTGCGTCACGCAGTCGGCCAAGGCCTTCCCGGCGGGGAGGATCAGCTTGGCCACGCCGGCCTCGTCGACCTCGCACCCGATGCCGTGGTGGCGCCGGGCGTACTGGCACAGCCACCACTTGACGTCCTTGGCCGCGAAGTCGGCGCGGCCGGAGGCCCTCGCGATCTGATCCAGCGTCTTGCCGGCCTCCGCCATCTCGACGAACCTGTGCATCCTGGACCCGCGGCGGATCAGCTTGAAGGCGCCGACCGGAGGGGCGGCCCGGGGAGCCGAGCCGTTGGCCTTGGGCTTCTCCTTCGGCCTGCGCCACACGGTCTCAGCGGTTACCCCCCTAGGCAGCGAGATCGTCAGCGATCCGTCCATGCCGACGTCGAAGTCGATGCCGTTGGAGACGCGCGCACGTTTCAGCACGGCGACGACCTTATCACTGGAGATCCCCGTAGCCTGACGCGCGAGGCTGACATTAGCTAATGGACCATCCCACGCCCGACCATCTAAATATGCCGCCAGGATCTTCCCGAGCTGGCTGTCCGGCCGGACCGGCTCGAACTTGCCGAGCTTGACGGTCGGCGTGGCCCTCTTCTTCGGCGCGTCGGACTTCTTCCCGGCGGCGGCGGGCTTCGTGGGATCCGCGGCGACGGGGATCAACTCAGCGACCGCGTCCAGGGTCGCCGTCACCCTGGCGACGACCTCGTCCACGTCCTTGCCGGCCTCCGCCTCGATCTCGGCCGGGCTCCTGCCGGCCTCCGTCATCGACGTCACCAGCGTCTCGCGCGTCTTGGGCACCGCCCCGATTACCTCGTCCCGCAGCTGGCAGACGACGACCCGGGTGCCGGCGGCGATCTTCTCCAGGTCGCCCTTGGCCTCGCTGAGCAGCATTATAGCCTCGACGACCTGCTCCCGCAGCTGCGCAGCGCCGAGCTTGACGTCGAGTTCCGGATCCAGCTTGATGACCTTGTTCAAGTCCACGGCGGCATCCACGAGGTCCGCCCTCGAGATCTTCTCCATCTCTTCCTCACTCCTGATCGAAGCGACGCCGATCGCGCCACTCCGAGCAATATACCCATTGTCAGCCCCGACCGCCACCAAAACTCTCACCCCCGCGAGGATTTTTTGTCAATCTTCGGCGACCGCCGGGGAACTGGGGTCCTCGCCGATCCCGCCCGGAAGCTCCCCACGAAGGGGCGGCCGGAGGCCAGGTCCTGGAGCACGGTGACCACGCGCGTCGGGTTGAAGTCGCCCTCGCGGGCGACGATCGTGTTGATCCTCATGATCCCCAGGGCCTTCTCGCGGCCGTGCGGGTCCTGGTTCAGCCCGAACGACGCCGTGACGTGTCCGCGCTTCCTCTTGTCCTCGGTGAAGTTGCCCATCCCGAGCAGCTCCGACCGGTAGCTGGCGGCGTCGGTCTGGGTCCCGGTCACCACCAGCGCGTGCCGCTCCTGGCTGATCCCGCGGAGACCCATCCATATCGCATTCTGGCGGTGCCGGTACTCCCTGTCCGGCGCGGACATGATGTCGGCGTAGTCGGTCGCGACTATGTCCGGGACGAAGCCGTCCCGCTCCCACTCGTCCAGGCACGCGCGCATCTCGTCGGTCGTCAGCGTGCCGTTCGGATACGTCGCCAGCCGGAAGCGCCGCCGGTACCGCTCGAAGAACGCCCTCACGACGCCGGCGGCGCGCTCGCCGGAGAGTGGCTCCCTCTCCAGCACCGACTCCATCCACACGACGGGCCAGCGCTCGTCGCAGGTCGCGCTGGCGCACGGCGCGTAGTCCAGACTCGCGCCGGCCAGCTCGACCAGCTCGGACAGCTGCTGGAACTCGTTCGGGTCCTCCTTGAATGCCTCGTAATCTGACCGGTCGTAGATCCCGCGGTCGCAGTTGCGGTCCGACCGGCGGCACAGGTCGAACTGGTTGCGGGCGCAGTCGCCGACGGGGCGCCAGTGCGCCCGGCTGTACTCGGGGTCGTCCGAGCACCTGGCCAGGTGGACCGCCATGCGGCGCAGGTACTGGCTCTCGGTCAGGTCGCCGGCCTGAAAGAATGCGACGTTGCACTTCTGGCGCAGTCCGCGGAACGCGATGTCGGTCAGCCAAAATGTCTTGCCGCGCTTCTCGGGTCCCTCCAGCGAGATGAAGCCGCCCCTGATCAGGTGCCGGTTCAGCATCGCGCCGAGGGCGCCGGGATATCTCAGGATCGGCTCGCTGGCCTGCTCGAACGCGGCCCTGACCGCCGCGTAGCCGGCCTCGGTGCCGAGGTCGAGGCCGCGGGTGGTCGCCCAGCTGCGCGGGCGGAACGCGGAGGCCAGCGCCTCGGCGTCGGCCAGTTGACCCCGCTCGATCAGGTCCGACACGCGCTCGTTGTGCTGCGCCAGCTCGCGCTCGCGGAAGAACTTGACGGTCTGGTCGTACAGATACGCCGAGTTAAACTGCTCGCCGCGCTCGTAGTCGTCGGAGACCGCGCTCAGGACCCCCTCGATCAGCTCGGCCTCGGCCTTCGGGATGCCCTCGGCCTTGAGCGAGTCGAAGAAGATCGTCTCGATGTTCCGGTCGGGAGCGCAGTTGTACGCGTCGAAGTGGTCCAGGCACCAGCGCGCGATCCTGCGGAACTCCGGGGCCTCGATCAGGTCGTCGGACCAGAACGGCGCGACGCGGCGCAGGAAGTCGGCGCTAACGATCAGGCCGGTTATTATTCTCCTTTCTATAATCACGGGGCATACCCCCGACGACGTCTCCAGGCAACTACCTGTGCCGCCGCCATGTTAGCCCTCGCTTGAGGTGAATGCTTACGGCCCCGATTAGCCATACCCATAATTCTCGTCTCAGAGGACCGACGTCGCGCCGATGCTGATATCTTAGCCCTCGCTTGAGGTGAATGCTTACGGCCCCGATTAGCCTCCGACATCTTAGCGCGCGCTTCGGAGCTTCGATTACGAGAAGCAGCCCCTATCCTAGCATTAGATTCAGACGAGCGACTACGAGATGCTATACCTATTTTAGCTTTCGTCTCGGACGAACGATGACGTCCACGATTAATAGCCGCCATCCTAGCAATCGTCTCCGCGATTAATTCAGGTGATCTAAGAAGGTTCGCAGCCGCTATCTTAGCTCTCGTCTCAGGCTGCGTCTCCCGTCCGCTCGAACCTTCCCCACCATCCGTAAGATTAGCTAGTTCAACCCCGCGAGACCTCCAAAGCACAATTCGCTTAATTTCGAGGTCGAACGCCTCATCCTCCGATAATCCCATCCTAATATATACAATCTTAAAACAAAGGCCCTGCCTCTTTAACTTATCAACAATGCGGCGATGATACAAATTACGACGAGGGTTATGCGCCCTCTTACTCTTACCCTTCCCTACATAGAATGGACGATTCGTATCCGGTCTCCAATGCTCATAGACATAAAATTCGCTCACTTGACCTCGACGCTCCCGCGAACGAGCGGGCCCACGTCGTCGACCAGGCGACGCTTGCTCATCTCGGCGTACTCCGGGCTCAGCTCGATCCCGACGCAATTCCGGCCGAGCCGGTCGGCGACCACCATGGTCGTGCCGGCGCCGAGGAACGGATCGAGGACGGTTGCGGGAATCTGAGACGGGGCGCAATCGTCGGATATCGCGTCGTTCCACACCGTGCAGGAGCAGGAGGGGCGCCAGTCGATGGTCTCGACACCACAAAACCTATTGCCGCGTTGTTCGGCGCCGACCTGAACTCGTTGCGATGGGATTCCACCGCGCTGTCCACCGCTATTCGGCCGCAGCGTGTAGGCATCTCGCTCAACCACCCTCACCCAACCCGCCCCGCACTTCGGGCAGACGCCCTCAGCCGAAGTTCCCGCTAAAATTGCGCGCCTCGGTATTTCTGACACAAAAGTTGCGAAGTGCGCCTCGGGGAAGGGCTCGGGGCCGAGGTGCCAAACATTCCGCATGTTGCGATGCGATGGGCGGTACGGCACATCAGCGTCGAATTTGCTTCTGCGCGTGTTCCCGTGCTCGTGGGTTTCGCGCTGTCGTGTCTTCTCACCACGCGACGGATTAGGCGGG